GAGCTTCATCCAATCTTCGTTACCAATGCCAATACTCATAGCAACATAGTCAGAAGTATTTAAAATACGTGGATCTGTAAAGTATTCAATTAATTCTTCGGCTGTATATGTTTTAACAAGACAAGTAAACAATCCTTGTTCAGCTAATGCATCAGCCATTTCCATTGTACCAACACCATCCATATTAGCAGCCATAATAGGAACACCCTTATAATTACTGATGTGTCCACGAATGTTTTCTGGAAAGTCTGGTTTAAAGTTCTTAAAGTTATAGCTTATAGCTAGATCTACATCTTTACGACTAGACAGCCTACTACGCTTTGGTCTAATCAATACGTTACCATAATCTAGTTTAACTTCATTATCAATTCGCATCGTTTAATAGCCTGTCTATTTCATCTTTCAATTTGAGCTTATCTATTTTTAATTTTTTGATAAACTCTTCAGGTGCTTTTTCTGCTTCAGCAGCTTCAATAAAATTATGTTTTCTTTTGTGTTCTTTTTGTAGTTGTTCAAGTTTACTCATTTCATTGCTCCTTATGAAAAGAAATCTTCGAGTGTTGCAATTTTAACTGCAGACCAACCTACAGCTTCAAGTATTGATTCCAATGGAGATAGAAATACTTTTTCAAATTGCTTTTCGTAATCAATGTATTCATGTAATCCAAATTGTTTTGGAAGAACACCAGGAAATGATATGATGTTTTCTTTAATTGGATTAGGCGTTTTGAGGTAGCAGAATTTAATTTTGTCGCCACCATTAATAGTTGTAAACTTTTTAGCAAGACCTTTTTCATTGAGGTAATGATTAAAGAGGATACAGCCACGTACGTGCATTGGGCAACCTTTCTTATATAGATTACCTTTGTCACGATATTTATCGATGTTATCAGTACCAGAGTTGCGACCGACATCTTCAGGTGGAAGCTTATAAAATTCTTGTCGGAAGTTTTCAATAAATTCTTGAACAGCAGCTTCATCGTTATTCATAATAACTGAGAAAGATTCTTTGAGTTTGTTACGACATACTTCAGGAGTAGAAGAACGAACTGATTCAAGACCTGTTACTGATATCTTTGGAGTATCATAATGAACGCCTTCAGAGTTGAGGGTATTCATAATATAACGTTTCTTAGCAATGAATACAGATTTATCAGTAATCTTTTCACGTTTCATTACCATTGCTTGGCGATATGCACCCATCTTAGATGCAAGTTCCTTATAACCATTTTCAATTACTTCTTCGATTTTAGTAGAGCAAACTTTATCAAGGAATGCTTCACCTTTGTCGCGAGCAATATCAGTAGTACCAAACGAAGCTTTAACCAAAGGACCAAAGTCAACGTAGATTGAATCAGTATCAATATAAACGATATAGTCTTTGTCTTCGGTTTTAAGAATCTTATTAAGATATGCATTTACTGAGTTTTGAGCATACCGAATTGATAACTGACCAGATGTTGTAATTGCTTCAGCCATGTCGTTAATATAGTATAGGAAGTAAATGTTTGCCGTTGCACCATATAGGGAGTTCATAGCAATCTTAATAGCCATTTGCTGGTTATGTAGATTATTAGCTTCTTTAGCAAGAGCTTTTTTATGTGAAGGATCAGTTGTGTTTTCAAGTTCCTGTTCAACACCAAGCATTTTCTTTTTAATTATAGAACGATTGCCATAGTATTCATCAATGATTTCTGGAATAACACCTTTAAATTCATTAGTAAAACATGCACCATTGGCTGCTACCGATACAGACTTATCATCGTTTTTATAATTACCAGTGAGTACCATTTCTTGAGAAGTATATTCACGTCGATCATCGATATATGTTTCGGGTGACATGTTGTATTGCAACATTAAGTGTGGATATAGAGAGTTCAAATCAAATGATACAACCCAAGGATGCATACCAACTTTTGGATCTTTAACAAAGCCGCCAACAAGATCGCCAGCACGTTCACCAGGAGCTCCTTTAAGTGGTGGTACACGACCTTCACCAATAAGCCTACGATATAGAGTTGTTTCCCATATGCCAACTGTACCAAACGCATCATTAAAGTTTACGCCACCACCGTAAGCAACGGTCATGACCAGAGATAACAATCCGGTTTCATCTTCAAAGCGTTGAATTAGCCATGTATCTTTAAGGTTATAGTCAAGATATAGTTGTGGATTTTGTTCATACAAATCAGTAAGGTTGCCGTATTCAGAGTAGTCGAGTTTCTTTTCACCAAGTACTACATTAGCAATATGATCAAGTTTCCATGATTCCTGCGGTCCATACTTATAACCAAACTTTTTGAAAGCATCCATGTAATCAACAATAGCCACACCAGATATTTGATATGTTTGTTGCATCTTACCAAAAAATTCACGACCTGTTTGTCGAATAGAGCGCCAAGGTGATAAGTCTTTTGCAAAGTTTTCACCAAATAGACGAGACATACGAGTAACAATATATTGAATATCAAAGTATTCAACGTTCCAACCAGTTACAATATCAGGATAGTCTTGGCACCACAATTGTCTGAACCTACGAAGTAAGTCTTCTTCAGTATCAAACTTATCAAATTCAATATTTGAAGGATCAAGATCAAGAAGTGTTTGTGTTTTGTCGTAGTCTTTACGGCCAAGTAGATGGTAAGTATTAGACTTAGAAGACTTATAAGCAATAGAAGTAATTTCTTTATCAGCAGTATTCATATCAGGATAGCCATCACTGATATCAACCTCAATATCAAACGATACGATGTTTACTTGAGAAACGTCATAGTCGACTTGTTTAGGATAATGTTCTTGAATAAACTGAGCTACATAATTAGTAGAACCACCAATTTCAAAGCCATGTACATCTTTGTATTGTTCAATCCAATCCTTGGCTTCACGCATAGTGTCCATTTTAACAGGAGTCATAGGGCGTTTAGTTGTTAAGGATTTGAACGTGGTTTCTTCTTTACCTTTACCACCTACAAAGAGAGTAGGAGAAAACTTTACCTTACGTTCAAAGCGCTTGTTATTTTCATAACCGCGCCAGAGAATATTGTTGCCGAAGCGTTCGACAGACGTGTAAAAACTAGACATGAGTATCCTTTTATTTCAATATGGTTCATTATATAACAGAAATCGTGGTTTGTAAACGGCTAATTTCTCGGGTCAATGTCGGTCTTAATTTTATTATCCCACTTATCTTGTGATATGAGATATGCTATAGCTCGTATATCATCTAGTATGTTATCACAAGCTGACTTGTCATAATCGGGTTTTGCATTACGAACACGATGTAGCTCGGCAGCTTTGTCGTGCATGAGGTTAATTCTTTCAATCAGTTGTTCGATTGTATGTAACATTTCTTTCCTTGCTATGCGGCTATTTGTGAGAAGTTTTTAACTTTGTCAAACTTAACGTGAGACATGAATTTGTCGCCAAACTGGTGGCCACGGTGTGAGATAACAAAGATGTTATCATCTGAGTTCAAGTTATGAAGAGTATCAATCAACATTTCAATACCTACTCCATCAAGTGCACCATCTAGAGTTTCATCAAGAATCAATAGGTTGGTGGATACTGAGTTACGAAGCTTAGCAACTGCTCGCCATGCTAACATGATAGCAAGTGTGATACGTAACTTCTCACCTTCTGAGAATGAAGCATATGAGAATCTATCACGGAAACGAGATTTGATTACTTCGTTAAAGTTTTCATCTAACTGGAAATCTACAAATAGATCAAAAGCACTGAGGTACTTATTAATAAGCTTGTTCATAACAGGTACATATTGCTTAATGATATTAGCTTTGATACCACCATCTTTTAGCATAGCGGCAGTAACACCAATAACTTCTTTCTGAAGGAACAATTCTGTTTGTCGGCCTTCAATGCTTTCAAGATCTTTATAATAATCATCGAGCTTAGATGTGTCAACTGCTTCAACAGCATCTTCAGCTGTATTCAATTCATTCTTATATGATACAAGAGCATTTTTGGCCATCTTGATATTTGCACGATGATCGGCACCAATCAATGATTGTTCACCAATGATACCTTCAACTTCAGATATATCAGCTAAACGTGATTCATATTCAGCAATCTTAACATTAATATCTTCAATACCTTTTTCAATTTCAATACGCTTAACATCTTTTTCAGATACAACGTTCTCTTTAAAGTCA